TTACAAGGTGAGCAATAATGGATAACGAATTAATTATTATTGTAGCGTTTGTATTATCTGGAATATTTGTTCCACTGTTCCTTATCAGTGTTTTTTAGAAAGAAGCGGTCGCATATTAGAGTGCGGCCGCCTTTTTAATTTTATTAGCTTTATTATTTAACATTACATCTAATACAATAATAACATTATATTTAAATAAAATTTCTAATTTGCTTCCCCTTACTTCCCCTAACTTCCCATGTAGCGCGTAATAATATAGATGTAAGGAACAATAAATTAATTCATCCATTTCTTTTCATCTACTATATATTAATTCCTACCTTACACTGTGAAAACCATATCTAAGCTTCCTACTATTTTTGCAACAATGTTTTTTTCATGATTCCTCCTTTCTAAAAAAGCTACCCTCTCTAAACAAGAGGGTTCTTTTTTTTAGCTTACTAACCAAACATACATTCGTAGTTATAGCTTAATAATAACTACTATATATATACATTTAATTACAACGAAAGAGGTGAGTTCCATCGCAATAACGCAAGACTCCCGAGGAAGAATCGTTGTGGATGGGTATACACTCACTCCCAAACAAGCCAGGTTTTGCGAGGAATATGTTTCTAACGGGAATGTTATTAATGAAGCCGTTATTAAAGCTGGTTATTCAAAATCCAGTCCATCGGTCGTTAATAACATGGGCCTAGAAAACCTTAATAAACCTGCCTGCAAGGCTTATATAGCTGAATTACAACAACGATTTAGACAAACTACCGATCATAGAGTAGCAACCATAGAAGAACGTCGTAACTTACTTACTCAATGGATATACAGCGACGACGTAAGATATAACGACAAACTTAAAGCACTCGATATCCTCAATAAGATGGATGCTGCATATGAACAACGTATCAAGATGGACACGACGATTAATAATCCGGTTCAATCCTTAACAACAGAAGAGCTTAGAGCTCTAATTGAGAAAGAACCCGATTAACTTTGCCTATGTATTTTTAATCACATACGAACACATACGAACACCAGAAGGAGGTGATACGAATTCCACAAGTAAGCCAAATGAGAATGACACCAGAGCTAAAACAACGACTTCAATACGAAGCAAGGTTAGAATTAGCTCGACGTGATTTCTTCGACTATTGCGAATTAATGGCTCCAGATTTCTATAAGCGATCGCGCCAATATCTCATTTATTTAACCTCAGTACTTCAAGACTTCGTAACACACTCCTCTAAGAAAGTATTAGTCGTATCTATGCCACCTCGTTCTGGTAAATCTAGAACAGCTACTAAATTTGTAGAGTGGTATCTCGGTAAAGATCCGACACAAAAGATAATGACGGGATCCTATAACGAAACACTATCTACACAATTCGCTAAATCGGTACGAAATGCTATTCAGACTAATAAAGCTGATCCATTTACACCGGTTTATTCGGATGTCTTCCCCGACGTAAAGATTAAGCAAGGTGACGCAGCTATGAATATGTGGTCTCTCGAGGGTCAATATTCGTCTTACCTTGCTACGTCTCCTTCGGGTACGGCTACTGGTTTCGGATGTACCTTAATGATCATAGACGACGTTATTAAGAATGCTCTCGAGGCGAATAATCAACTTACTAAACAAGCTCACTTCGAATGGTTTACTAACACAATGCTATCTCGTCTAGAAGAGGGCGGTAAAATCATTATTATTATGACACGTTGGGCGTCCGACGACTTAGCTGGACGTATTATTAATCACTTTAAAGACGATGCCGAAGTCGTATCACTTAAAGCACTTCAAGACGATGGCACTATGTTATGTGACGAGGTACTATCCCGTGAATCATACGAGGAGAAGAAACGATTAATATCTCCCGATATTTTTTATGCTAACTACCAGCAAGAACCGATCGATTTAAAAGGTCAACTTTATTCTTCATTAAAGACTTACGATACACCTCCTCAATTCGAACGTATCGAAGCCTATACCGATACAGCAGATACGGGTAGCGATTATTTGTGTTCTATTATATACGGTGTTTATCAAAAAGAAGCCTACATCCTCGACGTGATATACACGAATGATCCTATGGAGATAACAGAACCTCTCGTAGCTCGGCATTTATACGAATATAAAGCGAATATTGCTCACATCGAATCTAACAATGGCGGCCGAGGCTTTAGCCGACAAATCATTCATTATCTAACTAATACCTATAACACTAACTACACTACAATAAAAGCTTTCCATCAATCTAAGAATAAACAATCCCGTATCTTATCTAATGCTACCTGGGTTATGGAACATATTTACTTCCCGTATAACTGGCACAATAAATATCCAGAGTTTTATAAAGCGATTACTTCATATCAACGTGAAGGAAAAAACCTACACGACGATGCTCCCGATGCACTAACCGGTGTAGCCGAGAAGATTAATACACAAACACCGACATTTGAATTCGTATAAGAAAGGACCCTAATGCTAAACGAAGAATGGAACGATATCATACGTAAGCATGCCGGTATGTCCGAGTCCCAATTCGTGCAAGCAGAACTCGAAGCGTTTTTATACTCTAAGAAACGCCAAGAGATATTACAAGCACGTAACTACTATCAAGGTAAGCATAAACTACCAGAACATGTAGTCATGGACTCTAACGGCAATCCGACCGATGCTAAAGGTACGATTCCTAATAACAAGATTATTAATAACTTATTCGATGATTTAGTCGATCAAAAGACTAATTATCTATTATCAAAGCCTATCGACGTTAAATCCTCGATCGACTTAACTGACTTTTTTAATAAGAACTTCCAGCGTACTTTAAAGAATCTAGGTAAAGATGCTTATATTGGTACGATAGCGTACCTACATCCATATATCGATAATCAAGGTAACTTCAAACTAAAACGTATGAAGCCCGAATTCGTTATCCCGCTCTGGCACGACGAGGAACACGATTCACTCGATGCTTTTATTTACTTCTATAAGTTTGAAGTATATACGACACCGAAAAATAAGACTTCCTTCTACAAAGTCGAGTACTACAAACCAGAAGGTGTTACGTATTATGATTACATCAATGGAACGCTTCAGCCAGATACGACTAAGCAATCTAAACCTTATATCCAAAGAAGCGGTCTTTCTTATAACTGGCAATCGGTTCCCTTAATCTGGTTCCGATCCAATTCAGAAGAGGTACCGTTACTCTCTAAGATTAAGCCACTACAAGACGCGCTTAATCAGATGTTATCCAATTTTGCTAACGTAATGTCTCAAGACGTTCATAATACGATCCTTGTTATCAAAGGTTATGACGGTGAGAACCTAGCTAACTTTAGGGAACAATTAGCACGATATGGAGCAATTAAGATAACGTCTTCGCCGGAATTCGAATCTGGAGTTGAAACTCTTAATATCGAAGTTAACGCTTCTAACTATGAAACGATTATTAAGCTTCTTGAACGAGCTATTATCACGAATGGTCGAGGCTTCGACGCTAAAGATGATCGGATGGCTAATAATCCTAATCAGATGAACATTAACTCAATGTATTCCGATATCGATCTCGATGCGAATGAAATGGAAACCGAATTCCAGGCATCACTCGAGCGCCTATTAACATTCATTAATGCATACCTTTCATTATCTAACAAACCTATATCTAACGATACAGTATTTATATTTAATCGAGACTTACCATTAAACCAATCTGAATTAATCGATGCCTGTCGTAACTCTACTGGTATTATCTCTGAAGAAACGATAGTCGCTAACCATCCGTGGACTTTAGACACTAAAGAAGAGCTTGAACGTATTAAGAAAGAACGTAACGAGGTACTAAACAATGACGTACTGGGAACAACGCTTTCTTAATTTAAAAGAAGATGGCTTACACGTAGCACGGTCCTCATTCGAGGACCTAACTTCGATCTATGCGTATTCCTTAAATAAGTACGAAAACCAGATAGCCGGTTTCATACAACGATACGCTAACTCTAATAATCTCTCCCTTGCCGATGCTAAGAGACAGTTATCGGCACGAGAATTAAAAGACTTTAAGATAACGCTTAAACAATACATTAAGCTAGCACAACAAAAGAATTTATCCCCGAAACAAATAAAGCTTCTTGAAAATGCTTCCTTACGGGCACGTCTATCACGCCTAGAAGAATTATGGATTCATACTTCACAGTTTGTCGAAATCTTAGCACAAGAACAGCATACCAATATTAACGATGCACTAAATAAAGTTTATAACTCGACCTACTACGAAGCCGCATATCTTACACAATCGTTACAAGGTAAGTATCAAACCTTCCGACAAATCCCGAAGAAAGCCATTCAAGAAGCTATTAATACGCCGTGGAATAACCAAGATTTCTCACAACGTATCTGGGATCAACGAGATAAGTTAATCGTTAAATTACAACAAGAAATAACACGTTCCTTTATTGCTCAAGAACCGACAGAACGCATTACAGAACGCATATCTCAAGCTTGTAACGTACAAATGTCGAATGCACGACGCCTCGTCGAAACAGAAGTAGCTTACGTACAAGAATTAGCACTTAATAACACTTTTAAAGAATTAAACGTTAAACAATATCAGATACTAGCAACCCTCGATAAGCATACATCGTCAGTATGTCGTCATTTAGATAAAAAAGTAATCGATCGTACCGACTTTAAGCCTGGTATTACGGCTCCACCGTTCCATCCTTATTGTCGTTCTACGATGATACCGTATGTACCGTTACAATCACGAGCATCACGACCAGATACTAAGACGGAATATGTACCCGATATATCTTACGAGGAATGGCAAGCTACCTACGTAAAGTAGCGCCGCTAGACAACATTCATTCATTTATCTAACCCTTGTCTTTTTAAATACGCTACAGACGATAAAGAATAACGTATTAAATCCTTTAAATAACTTGTGAGATGTTACTCACGAAAATAAAACGAATTCATTATAGGAGATCAACTAACAATGACAAAAGAAGAATTACTTGCACTCAATCTAACAGAAGAACAAGCAACAGCGATCATCGAGGATTATGGCAAAAACTATGTAACAAAGTCTCAATTTAACGAGAAAAACGAAAAATATAAGCAATTAAAATCCGAGATCGAAACCACACGAAGCGAAATCAATAAACTAACCGAATCTGAAACAGCAAATGAAACACTTAAAGCACAGATTAAAGAATTACAAGAAAAAGCCGCTGAACGTGATACTCAATATGCACAACAAATTAAAGATATGCAAGTCGATAACGGTATCAATACCGCAATTCTTCAATGCGGCGTCAAGAATCCGAAAATCTTAATTTCCCTCTTAAATAAACAAGCTATCGAATTAAAAGAAGACGGCACTATCACAGGCCTTACCGAACAAATCGAAGCTTTAAAAGAATCGGATCCTTACTTATTCGCCGAATCTAAACCAGTCGGTGTCGTACCTGGTGAATCTAACGCTAATCCTAATCCTGGCATTACTAAGGAACAATTTAACAAAATGTCTTACAAGGATAGAGTAGCCCTCCAAGAAAGCGACCCGGATCTTTACACACAATTATCTAACTAATTATTTAACAATGGAGAACTATTACAACAATGGCTAACGAAACAAAACTCGCTAATATTATTAACCCACAAGTTATGCAAGATATGGTATCTGCTGGCTTGCCAAAAGCATTAAAATTCACACAATTTGCATCTGTAAACGAAGACCTTAAAGGTGTTCCTGGTGACACTATCACAATCCCGGTTTGGGCTTATATCGGTGCAGCTGAAGATGTTGCAGAAGGCGCAGAAGTAACGACTACTACTATGACTGCTTCCACTAAAACAGTACAAATTAAAACAGCTGGTAAAGCTATCACATTGACAGATAAAGCAGTTAACTCTGGTTTGGGTGACCCTGTAGGTCAAGCTACTCATCAATTATCCCTATCTATGGCCGACAAAATCGATAACGATGTTCTAGCAGCATTGGCTACTACTACTTTGGCAGCTACTTCCACTAAAGTTATTTCTTATGAAGGTGTTGTATCTGCTGTCGATAAATTAAACGAGGAAGGCAATACTGAAAAAGTTCTTTTCGTAGCTCCTAGCCAAGTAACTACTTTACGTTTGGATCCTAACTTCATCGACCGCAATAAATATAATGCCGACGTTATGATGAACGGTGAAATCGGTATGATCGCTGGCTGTCGTGTCGTTGCATCTCGTCGTATCGACGATTCTAAAGCTAACATCGAAAACTACATCGTATGCTTGTCCCCAGAAGTTGAAGACGGTACTCCAGCACTTCCAGCAGTAACTATCTATACAAAAGCAGAAGCTATGCTCGAAACTGAACGTCATGCTAAAGCATTATCCACAGACGTAGTAGTATCTGCACATTATGCTGTAGGTTTAACAAACGAATCTAAAGTCGTAAAAGCAACTTTTAAAAAATAATACGGGTTAAATAATCATGGATCAAATAAAAGAACTCATTCGGTTCACGACTCATTTTAACGTGACACCCGAATACGACAACGTTCTTCAATACATCTATGATACGGAACGGCAATTCCTTCTTAATATTCTTAACGAAGAAGAGTTGCCGTCCGAACTCTCTGGACTGCTCGACAAAAGAGTAGCTGCAAGGTTTATCGATCATCATAAAGATATCATTCTTAAAGAAGCCGACTTACAACCTATTAAACGGTTAAAAGAGGGCGATACTGAGATTGAATTCGACGGCGATAATACCTTACATTATTTAACTTCTCTCATTACTAAATGGACTTCTTTAGAAGGTACAGATATAACATGTTATCGAAAATTAAAATGGTAGCTCGTCAACATATCGAGCGTTTATACCAAGATACATGTATTCTTACTGAACAAAAGAAAGCCATTCAAGATCCTTCCACTGGCATAATTAAGAACGGCGAACTCGAAGCAATCAGTTACCCTTGTCGAGTTTCATTTAAGACTCTTCAAACTAACGATATCGTTAATAAGCTACCATCGGCTTCACAGACCGTAGTTTTATTTATTTCGCCCGACGTCGAAATTAAGCCAGGTACCGATATCGAGGTTATCCGTAACGGTCGACACTTCGCATATACAGCTTCCTCACAAGTAGCGTTATACGACACTCATCAAGAGATTCAGTTGACGCTTAAGAGTAAACATAATGGCTAACGTAACAGTCGATCTCTCCGGTTTTGAAGAGTTATTAAAGAAGACTCAAGAGCTTCAAAATAACGTATCTTCACTTAACGAAAAGATCACCGATAACTTAGCACAACATTATTTGGCAGAAGCTATAGCGAATACTCCGGTCGGAGCGATAGCGATATCGCCGGACGGTAAATACCGTTCCGAATCGGAACACATGAGACGATCCTGGGAAGCAGAACGCATTAACGATAGTACCGTTAAAGTACTTAATTCAGCTTCCTATGCATCGTACGTTAACGATGGCCATAGACAACAACCAGGACGTTTTATCCCCGTATTGGGTAAACGTCTTACTAAGTCGTTTGTTAAAGGCTTACATATGCAAGAGAAGGCAGAAGCGGCTACAAGAAGAGCTTCAGATAAGATTATGAAGAACGCGCTCGACGACTACTTAACCACGTGGAGCAAATAATGAACTATATTAATGAAATCATCGACGGCATAGCTAAATCATTATTTAACTCTTTTAAATATCCTATATATATCGACGAGATTAAATCAGATGCACAATTCCCGTGTTTCGTAATAGAGACACTTAATACAGAACAAACACATATTATGGACGTACGTTATCAAAGACGAAACGACTTCGATATTATGTTTTTTATTTCTGACGACGACTATATCGAAGAACAGAAGGTACAGATTAATCCCGTGACGGAGAGTTTATATTTCGACTTAGAATACATAACACTCTCTGACGGATCCTTACTAAACGGTATCGATATGAGTCACCGTATAACGGACGGCATCCTACATTTTAAAGTCTCTTATGAGTATCACATCTTAAAAGAGTTAAATAAAGATCCTATGCTTAATTTAAAACAACATCAAGAGGTAACAGATAATGCCAAGAACAAAGAAAACTGACGAAGTAGTAGATACTAATGCGGTAAGTGAAACTAACGAAACAACTACTGCACCAGCTGCTACTTTTACTCCAGAAGTAATTATTTCTTCTGATCGCTTTAAACAATACGCTGACTTAATTGCCGCTGTAATCGAAGATCGTGAATACAGCATCGAGGAAGTTGAAGCTTTACTACAAGATACTCTTAATAAACCAGTCATTGAAGTTTTCAATGATTAATTTTTTGAATAAAAGGAGAACTACTTTATGGCATTAGGTGGCGGCTACTGGCTATTCCAAAATAAAACATTGCCAGGTGCTTATATCAATTTCGTTTCCAAATTGAAACCATTCGCAGAAATCGTAGATCGCGGTTATGCTACAATGGCTCTTTCCTTAGATTGGGGCGAAACAGGCAAAATTATTCGTATCGAACAAGAGGAATTCCAAAAGGATTCCGTTAAAATCTTCGGCTACGATTATGCACATGAAAAAATGAAAGGTCTTCGCGACTTATTCATTAATACTAAAACTTTATATTTATATCGCTTAAACTCTGACGCAGTTAAAGCACAATCTACGGTAGCGACTGCTACATGCGGTGGTGTACGTGGCAACGATATCGCTGTCGCTATTTCTGCCGACATTAACGATGCATCTAAATTCGTAGTAACGACTTACATTAAAACAGACGACGTCGTTAAGAAAGTCGACGAACAAACTGGTCTTTCTACACCGAAAGAACTCGTTAATAATGCATATGTAACATTCAACGAAATGTCCGCATTCACAGCACAGGCAGCTACTTACCTTACTGGTGGTACTAACGGTACAGCTGTACAAGCATCCGACTACCAAAAATATATTGAATTGATCGAACCATTCTATTTCAATGTATTAGGTTATACTGGCTCCGATAATACAATTCAAAACTTGTTTATTGCATTTGCTAAACGTACACGTGAAACTACCGGTCAAAAATTCCAAGTAGCACTTTATAACAATACACGCGCTAACTACGAAGGCGTTATTTCTTTGGCTAACAAAGTAACAGATAGTGGTGCTGAACCTGGTGCTGGTGTCTACTGGTTAACTGGTGCTGAAGCATCTTGCCCGATTAATAAATCTTTGACTAACCATGTATATGACGGCGAATATGACTTCAATGTTCAATATAAACAATATGAATTAGAACAATTCATTAAAGGTGGTCAAATCGTATTCCATAACGTAGCAGATTCCGCATCTGGCAACGTAAAAGGTAACACTCGTTTGTTATCCGACGTTAATACATTTACTGAATTCTCTAAAGAACGTACTAAAGACTTCGCTCTTAACCAAGTTATTCGCGTTTTGGATAATTCTGCATACGATGTGGCTCGATTATTTAACAATTACTACCTCGGTAAAACACCTAACGATAAAGATGGTCGTATTGCTCTCTGGAACGATATCGTTAAACTTTTCGAAGACTACGCTAAAGTACGTGCTATTAAAGAATTCGAATCTAAAGACGTTCAAATCCCGACAGAAGGCGACGAAAAAGGTTCTGTAGTCGTTAACTACGAAATTAATCCGACAGTCGCTATGGATAAATTGTACGCTACTTGCTACGTGAAATAAGGAGTTAAATAATGGCAGATAAAGCTCAAACTATGTTAGCAAAAGACGTTATTCGTGCAGTCGAAGCCCGTGCTTATATGACTATCAACGGTAAACGTCGTTTGTTATTGAACGCTAAAAAAGTCACTATCAAAGTCGATAAAACTAAAGAAGAAGTGGCTATTTTAGGCCGTATTAATAAAGGCAATAAATCTACTGGTGCTAAAGGTACTGGTTCTATGACAGTATACGATAATACACCAATTTTTACTGAATTGATGCTCGATTTCATGAACCACGGTAAAGACGTATACTTCGATCTTCAAGTTACAAACGAAGATTCCGATTCCGCAGCTGGTTCTCGTACAGTCGTTATCAAAGGTGTTAACATCGATAACTTCGACCTTACATTATGCGACGCTGACGGTAAATATTTGGAACAAGACGTAGACTTCACATTCGAAGGTCTTGAAATTCCAGAAAACTTTAAAGAATTAGACGGTATGCAAGCCTAATTCATAATATGTAAATCATAAATAAGGGGCCTCATGGCTCCTTATTATTCTATACAAGGAGATTAACCCTCTATGGCAGATATCAAAAATATGTCCTTAAACGGATTCTTTAAATCTAACGCTAAATCTTTACCCGATGTAAAGGTAGTCGTATCTGAACGTTTTACCGATCAAGACGGTAATCCGATCGAATGGGTACTACATCCTATTAGCACTAAACTAGTCGAAGAAATTACGAAACGTAATACTAAGACTACTATTAAAAACGGTAAGAAAGAGTCGACTGTTAACGAAGAAAACCTTAACGCAGAACTTCTCGAAGCTGTCGTATTATATCCATCTCTTAACGATGCCGAATTGCAAGATTCTTATGGTGTATCCTCCGCTAACGAATTGTTAGGCGCTATGTTATACCCTGGCGAAACACAAGTATTAACTAGTGCTCTTCAAGAAGTAATGGCTGGTAGTAAAGCTAACGATATCGACGAATTAAAAAACTAATAGAGGAGAATCCCGAGGCATATCTCTACCATAGGGCCCTCCAAGATTTACATATACGTCCGCTCGAATTGAACTCAATGGATGAACAGGAACGCAACTTTATATTTGCTTCCCTAGCTATGAGAGAGAAAGAGCGGGCCCACATTTCTAAAGAATTAAAACGAAATAAATCAGGAGTAGAATATGTCTACACTATCTAACACGATAAAGTTAAATAACGGTGTTTCTCCTGTCTTAAAAGATATAACTCAATCGGCTGGTTCTGCTTCGTCTAGTATGTCGAATTTTGCTCAACAAGTAACACATACTGGTAATGCTGCCAATAATGCACATGGCTCTTTATCTAACCTTAAAGCTATCTTCTTAGGTTCTCTAGGTGCTAATATAGCAGCTGCCGCTATTCAAAAAGTCGGTGATGCTATCGGTCATGTATTCGATATGGCACAAGAGTTTTCATCGATTCAAGCCAGACTCGGTTTAATAGTCGGTGAACAAGGGAATGTAGCGGCGTTAAATAAAGAGATTTATGAATCGGCTCGAAGATCTCGTACTGAATATGCTTCTATGGCTGAAACAGTAGCTACGTTATCACAATCGGCTCACGATGCTTTCCCAGATCCTAAAGAAGCCGTCGATTTTGCTGAAAAAATTAACAAAGTAATGGCTATCGGTGGTACGACTGGCGAAAACAAAAAGAATGCTATGATCCAGTTAACACAAGGTTTAGCTTCTGGTCAGTTACAGGGCGATGAATTTAGAAGTATAGCCGAAAATGCTCCGATGATTGAAAACATCATAGCTAAAACTATGGGTGTTTCTCGTGGTGAATTAAAGAAACTAGCTTCTGAAGGTAAAGTTACGGCCGAAGTTATTAAGAAGGCTATGCTTGAAAATGCCGACGATATCGAAGAAGCCTATCGTAAAATGCCACACACATTCGCTGATTGGGCCACTGATATTAAGTCGGTAGCAGAATATGCATTTGCTCCATTATTCGATGCTGTTAATGACTTAGCTAATTCACCAGAATTCAGACAATTTGTCGATAGTATCGAAAATAATATCCAGTATATAGCACCTATTATTAAAAATGTATTCAATGAAATATCGTATGCATTTAAGCAAGTATTGACAGTCGGCCAACAAGTATTTGGATGGCTACAAGAAAATGCATGGTTCGTACATGGTGCTTTATTTGCATTAGCCGCTGTCGCGTTGGTATATGCCGCTAACTGGTTAGTGGCTACAGCTTCTACCGTAGCGGCTACCGTTGCTCAATGGAGTTTAAATGCTGCTATGTTAGCTTGTCCGGCGACCTGGGTAGCACTCGCTATTATGGGTATTATCGGTGCATTATATCTCGTTATCGATATGTATAACGAATGGGCCGGTACTACGTATACCGTAGTCGGTGTTATTGCCGGTGTATTCGGTGCATTATGGGCTATTATTTATAACCAAATTGCTTATATCTGGAATGTCTTTATTATTTTCGCTAACTTCATATCCGATGTATTTAATAATCCGGCTAAGGCAATACAAAATTTATTTAAACGCTTATGGAATAACTTAGTCGAATTTGCTGTACAAGGCATTAATGCGATGCTCGGCGTTATGAAACAAGTACCGTTCCTTAAAAACTTATTAGACGGTGTCGGTAATGTCGTAGCTTCAAGATTTCAGGTACAAGTCGATGCTGGTGCATTTGACGACTATAAATTAGACTCTAAGAATATATTAGGTACAGCTAGTGACTGGCAGAATGCTGGCGATGGTTTGGTCGGTAAAATTAGCAACATCTTTAATCCGAGTCAACCGAATATCAGCGACGATTCTAATAGCGATCAAAGCGCTAAACGAGATGCCGTATCCGATGCTGCTAAAGACACAGCTAAAAACACTGGCAAAACTGCTAAACATACTGAAAAAGCTGCTAAAGCATTACAATTAACGGCCGACGAAATTAACACGTTAAATAAAGGCATTATGAACGATGCTATTAAGTCCTGGTCTCAACGTACTATTCATTTAAACGTAACGAATAATAATAACATCGATTCTAGCGTCGACTATAAAGACTTTAGTACTAACTTCGCTAACGGCTTAGTCGATGCATTCCAACGTAACACTGGGGAGGCTTTAACATAATGTATTATTTTTACTTAGACAACCTCCAAATACCGATCCCGCCTAAATCACTCGATATTTCTTATAGCAATAAGAATGAGACAGTCGACCTATTACAGACCGGTGAAGTAACGATACCGAAGCCTCTCGGTTTGACGGAATATTCCTTCGAGATCCTGTTACCGAATAGTAAATATCCGTTTAACCAGTCCATACTCGAGAAGAGTAAAAAAGCTGAATACTACGCTAATAAAATACACGGTATGAAATTAGCCGGGAATCCGGTTAAATTTACCGTAGTCCGTATGAAACCGACTGGCGAAATGCTGAGTATGATCACGGAACGAGTTACGATCGAGGACCTCGAAACTAAGGAAGATCACGATTATGGCTTCGATATGTATATCAGTATCAAACTCCGTCAATGGAGAGACTACGGTACTAAAAAGCTTGTGATCGAAGAAAATAAAGACGGCACTGCTAACGCTTCCGTTAAGACAGAACGTCCGACTGATAAAGTACCCGCTAAAGAAGTTAAATCTCCTAACGGGTTTAATAAAGCGACTTTACAAAGAGTCGTTAAACAACAATTTGGCAACACTAATAATTTATTTAAAATTGCCGCGTTAAATAAAATTGGAGTACCTTGTTATTTAGGTGCTACTCAAGCTCTTAGTATGTATAACGAAGGGAAGGGGACTGACGCATGGACGAATTTAATTCTCAAAAAATAACACATGCTCCCTTACGTGTTAACTACGAGTTACTCGTTATGCACGACCGAAAGGATATGTATATACTAGATCCGCAAGACGGGGTTACGTTAGACCGTAGCCCTGACCTTGCTCCGGCTAAATTATCCTTTAAAGTCTTTAAAGATAAAGTTTTGAATATCGAAGAAGGCGACCTTATTAACCTTAAAGTTAATGGTGAGCTCGTATTCGTCGGCTACATCTTCGAGAAGAAACGCTCTAAAGATAACTTCATCGAAGTAACGGCATACGATCAATGTCGTTATTTAAAATCGGAAGGTTATTACGTATTTAAAGGTGAGAAAACGGCTTCTGAATTAATTAAAGCACTAGCCGAAGACTTAGCTATTAAAGTCGGCGATATTAGTCCGACCGTATATAAGATTAAATACATCTACGACGGCAAAACATACCAAGATATCATCCTCGATATGTTAAAACAGACTAATATTTACTCTCCTAAAATACCGGTTATGAAGCCTTTAAAGAAATCGACCGATAGTAACTTTACGGCTCCTAACGGTACCTATTACGAGCAGAACGATATTAAGTATCTTACCGACCACGGCTATAAACAAGAAGATGCCTTAGCTGAGTTAGCTAAATCTCCTAAGTATAAAGTTAAAACATGGGATGCTACTCAAAATGCTAAAATGGCTCCTTCTAAACGAGATTCAGATTCCGATAAATTAGCTCCTAACGGTACTTATTACGAGAAAAACGATATTAAATATTTGACCGATCATGGTTATACCGAAGAGGCGGCAATAGCAGAATTATCTAAATCCGATAAGTATAAGGCCAAAGAATCCGAAATGAAAGAACGTAAGCCTGTGTACTTAGCTTATGACGATAAAGGCCTACTCGTGGTTAAAGAACTTAACGATATGGTAACCGATATCTTAATCGATGCTACTCAAGTCGGTGATTACGAATATACGTCTTCTATCGAGAATACATTTACACAAGTTTTAGTAGTACGTGAAGCTAAGGCTACCGAGAACGGTGAAGAAACTAAGAAATTCTGGCGTACTGGGGCAGCTTATGCTAAGAACGAAACTCAGAAATGGGGCGTTCTTCAGAAGGTGTTTAAGCCCGACGATAAGAAGACTAACGCTATCGAATATGCTAAGAATTTACTCGATACGTTAGCTCGAAAAACTCATACACTACGCTTAAAAGACTGTCTCGGTCATACCGAAATACGACCTGGTTCCGGTATCTGGTTAAACTTTAATATCGGTGATCAGATCATTAACGAATTAGTATACGTACAAGCCGTTACTCATAAATTTAATAATAATAAACATTTAATGGATATGGATATTATTTACTTCGACAAACAACAACCCGAGATTACGGTCGAAGATAGAGGCGACGAAGAGATTCGTAAGCGTATCCAAGCTATGAACAAGAAATCCGGCGGCACTTCTAAAGGTACCGGTAAAGCTGGTAACGCTACGAATGCCGGTGTACAAGCTGGCTTCGATTCTATCACGGGTACTACTTCTGCTTATGGTGATGTAGGCTGTGTCGATAGAGCAACAGCTGGTGGTTCTTACTATAATAGCGATTTAGCCGATGCGTATAACGCCGGTATTAAAGACGTACCTGGATTAAAGACATTTATGAATGGTCGTGGTTATGCGATCGAATCGTATACTGGTGCTGCTAACCCTGGCGATATCCTTATCTATGACGGCGATGAACATGTCGTTATAGCCGACGGTGCTGGTGGCTGTGTCGGTAACAGTACTAAAGCTGGTTCAGTTATTCATTACTCCGATGTTAACTATGCTTACCATAATGGTGTAGCTCCTACTCATATTATTAGAACAGGTGTTAAATAATGGATAATGATTTCAATAAGATATTAAGCGTCATTAAGTCGGCGGCTGTTACAGCTGTCGAGAATACGAAACCGGCTACGATGTTAATCGGTGTAGTCGTTTCAGAAGCTCCACTCGAAATAGCACTCGATTCTACCTTAATTATCCCGGAAGACCATATCATGCTTACTAAAAATACGTGTGAATGGACGATGGAAATGAGTGTCGATCATATCACCGAGAATAGAAGTGGTGGCGGTGGTTATGCTGAATTTGCTAGCCATAACCATGAATACAAAGGTCGCAAGAAGTATCTAGTACATAACGGTCTTAAGGTCGGCGATAAGGTATGGCTATTTCAAGAAACTGGTGGTCAACGATATATTGCGTTTGATCGTGTATATAATCCGAATACGGGGTGTACGACTAAATAATGGCACTAACTCCTATGTCTAGTTATAACCAACTTGATAGCAGTTTGGTTACGAAAAAACAGACTTCTAATACCTTCAGAGTCAGATACGAAGATGATTATAAAATCATCGGTATGTGTGACGACTATGAAGCAATGAAACAAGCTATCTTTAAAATTATTAATACAGAACGCTACAAATATTTAATATACGACTGGGATTATGGCATCGAACTTAACGATTTAATCGGTGAAGCTATCCCTTATGTATATGCCGAAATTCAAAGACGTATCACGGAAGCATTATTAGCTGACGATCGAATCGATAAAGTATACGACTTTAATTTCTCGAATAATGGTGGCGACGTATTATGTGTATTCTCGTGCGACACTATTTACGGCACGATTAATGATATATATAAAGAGGTAACAGACTATGTACGAAAATAAAACTTATGAAAATATATTAGCTGATGCCTTATTTAGAACCGATACTAAATACGATAAACGACAAGGATCCATGATATATGACTCATTGGCTCCTTTTTCTTTTGAGTTAGCTGAAGCATATATTATGGCTCAAGTTATCTTAAGACAAACGTATGCTAAAACAGCTGACCGAACTTTCTTAGAATTAAGAGCACTCGAATTTAATATTATCCCTCGTGAAGCTACAGCGGCCGAAGTTAAGGGTGTATTCGATCGAGCAGTCGATATCGGTACTCGGTTTAACTTTGAAGATCTTAACTTTAGAGTCGTGGACGTAATCGATTTATCTAAAAACGAATTTAAATTAGTGTGCGAAACTCCTGGTGCTAAAGGTAACTACTGTATAGGACGTATCACGCCTATTAATACGATCCCGGGTTTACAGAATGCCGAAATTAAAGAAGTATTAGTACCCGGTCAAGATGAAGAAGAGACAGAAGCTTTTAGAGAAAGATATATCCGTGCGTTAAAATCTAAAGCTTATGGCGGTAACGGTGCTGATTATAAAGAAAAGGTACTCTCCGTTAACGGTACTGGTGGTTCTAAGATATACCGATGCTGGAATGGTGGCGGCACAGTTAAGGTCGTTATCATTAATAACGAATTTAATAAGCCCTCGCAAGAGCTCGTTAAAGAAGTACAAAATGTCTTCGATCCGACTCCTAATCAAGGTAAAGGGTATGGTTTAGCTCCGATCGGTCATACGGTAACAGTCGAAGCAGCCGAAGAAGTCGTTATCAACTACGAGATCCCGGTCGTTATGGCTGCCGGTCATGAACCTTCCGAGATTCAAGCTGAACTCACTAAGAAAATCGAAGAACGTTTGAAAGTTCGTCGTAAAGAATGGACGACTCAAGACGAGACTCAATTCTTAACTGTTAGAACTTCTATCGTTACTTCATTAGCTGTCGATTTAGATAAAGTAATTGATGTAGGCGATATTAAAATTAACGGTCAGAAGGTTAAGCGCCTCGATTTACGTCCTAACCAAATCCCGAAACTCGGTACTGTTACATTAGTTAAAGGTTAATCATTATGACAGAATTCGATAACTATAAACGTATCATCGACCTATCCGAGTTTGCAGTACCGGTATCGGGCAAGGTAGCCGAAATGCAAGAAATATATCGTGTTGAAAGCATCGAAATGCAAGCTTTATGGAATACGATGGTCGAGATCTTCAGAGAACAGTTTATTATGACGGCCGAATCTCATGGCTTAACGCAATGGGAAACCATATTAGATATTATCCCGGCTTCAGACGATACAATCGACGACCGAAGATTTAATATTTTATTAGCACTTGCCGGTCAACGGCCTTATACCGAAATTAAGCTACGAGAACTACTCGACGGTATCTGTGGCCCTGGTAACTATCGTATAGTCGAAGATTATAAGAACTATAATGTTCACTTCAAGGTATCGTTGGGCGTTAAAAAACAACGTGATGCTGTATCTAAATTGCTTAAAGACTTAATTCCGATGAACCTTATATACGACGTCGATTTATTATATAACCGTCACATCGACTTAGCTCGGTATACACATAAAGAACTCGCTCAATTTACTCATTTTGTATTAAACCAGGAGGTCTTACCTAAATAATGGCAACCTATACAAAAAATATAAATTTACTCAAACCAGCTGAACAAGAAAAATACGATGTGAACCTTCGAAATAACAACTGGGATAAAATCGATAAAGCTATCGGTGATGGTAGTGATGCATTAAAAGCACATAAAAATGCTAATCCTATCGACCATCCAGATGGTTCTGTTACGACTCCTAAATTAAGAGATAAAAATGTTACGACTGAGAAATTAGCCGATAAATCTGTTACGGCTGCTAAATTAGCCGACGATATTAACATGAAGTTAGATAATAGCTACGTTAAGAAGTCTGGCGATAAAATGACAGGTCCTTTAGAGATAGATAAAAGTACCTATATTAGAATTAATAGAAAAAATGGAGCAGGATTCCATACTATCTCTGACGGCGGAATGGATAGCGACGGTGGTGGAACTAACTTAGATTTAGGTAGTTATACCGCTACTAGAGAAACTAACTTATGTTGTAGAAATAGACCTGGCTGGTACGGAAAAGATGGACAACCAGTATTTAAACCATTCTTAACGATTCCAGATATTAGTGTTACCTATGGCAATATCAGACATGGTGGCACTCTCCCTATTCCAGACGGCTTTAGAGAAGATGAATGTACATGGCTATTATCCGTAGATCAATCAAATGTTGATAATATTTTCTATGACGTAAATGAAAGTGGTTCTAGCAACATGGTAAATATTCAATGTTGGAGAGAGGGGCGTAAAGTCCATGTAGGAACACTATATAAAGGCTTTGACGGTTTTGCAAGAACATTTAGGGATCAAAGCATACTATATAACAAAAACGGTAATAACACCTACTTTGTGGAAGGTACTGCTAACTATATCTGTATCGCGGTTAAACGAGGTTAGATAATGGAACAAATTAAGCGTAAAGACGAAACATTATATATTGGCTCCGACTGGTCCAGAGTTTACGAAATCAAAGACATGGATCTTAAAGATGCGACGGCTATATGTAAATTCCGCGATAGTAACGATACTTTACTGATCGAGGCCGAGTGCACGATACAAGATAATCGCATTTATCTAACCGTTAAATCTGCCCTTAGTCTTAAGATACCTAGAGGCGTTAAACAAGGTAAATACGATATCTTCCTTATTGGTAGTACGTACACCTATAAGATCATGATGGGTTCTATTACATTTATTCCAGACGTTTCTATGCACTAGGAGATTAATATGGATAATAAATTAGACATTATTACGATCGAAGCTAGCACACCGAAGGTAGTGGATGTTACGATCCCGTCTTCTAACGTAATCGGTGCTGGATATATAGCGGGGCCTCCTGGTAAAGCCGGTCCGCAAGGACCGGCTGGTCCTAAAGGTGAACAAGGACCTCGTGGTGAAAAGGGCGACAAAGGCGATCCATTTAAGTTTAGCGACTTTACTCAAGAACAGCTCGAATCACTTAAAGTAACGACTAAAGGTACATCTGTACCGGGCCCGCAAGGTGATCCCGGTCCTCAAGGAGATCCTGGTCCTATGGGCCCACAAGGTATACCGGGTCCAAAAGGAGATACTGGTGAGAGTGGTCCAGTTGGCCCGCAAGGTCCTCGAGGTAACGATGGTTTACCTGGTCCGAAGGGTGCTGACGGTATACAAGGTCCTCCTGGCCCTAAAGGCGATACTGGTTTAACTGGTCCACAAGGTATTCCAGGCGTTAAAGGTGATCCTGGTGAAGTCGGGCCGCAAGGTCCAAAAGGTAATGATGGACAACCTGGCCCTATGGGTCCAAAGGGAGATCCAGGCCCGAAGGGCGATCCCGGCATACAAGGTCCGACTGGCCTTCAAGGTTTAAAAGGTGATCCTGGTCCTATCGGTCCACAAGGGCCTAAAGGTAATGATGGGCAACCTGGTCCGGCTGGTCCAAAGGGAGATAAAGGCGATCCATTTAAATTCAGTGATTTTACTCCTCAACAATTAGCTCAACTTAAGGGCCCTAAAGGAGATCCAGGTCCGGCTGGTCCTCCTGGTATACAAGGGCCTCCAGGGCCAGCTGGTTCTGGTGGTACTGGTGGTAGTGTAGATTTATCAGATTACACTACTAAAAAAGATGCCGATAATCTTTATCTAAAAAAAGTAGACCTAAGAAATTATTTAACTATGATAGGTGATCCTAAATATGCACTTAAAACAGAGTTAAATAATTATTTATCTAGAAATGACGCCAATAACCATTATGCGCAAAAGGGCTGGGCGTCTCAAACGTTTGCTTATAAAGGTGATTTAGGTAGCTTTATTAAAAAATCTGAGATTGCTCAATATGCATTAACACCTGGCGATGCATCTACTCGATACGTTAATAATATTCAGGCTCAATCCTTTGCTAAGAATGCAGATTTAGCTAATTACGTTCCTAAAGCTCAGTACGATAAAGATATTGAAGCTCTTAAGAAACGTATAGCTGATTTAGAACACTTATAGGAGTTAAATAATGAATAATATTAGATTCGGCGGCATCCCTTATCTACATCTCGATGTGTATCAAGGACATGATCATGTCTTTAATATCCAAGTCGAAGATGACAGCACTAAGGAAATAATCCGCTATCAAGAAGGAACGTTGACTTGTAAGGTACGCCGTAATAATCCTCAAGGCGGCGTCGTACTTATATTAACTCCAGTATTTAATAACGATACTAACTGTGTCGACTTATTATTTAACAGTGAAGATACAAGTAACGTTATGTTTTCCTACGATAACATCATGGAAGAAACGTTCTACTACGATATTCGTCTCGATCATGACGAGAAAGATGAAGTCGTTTGTTATGGTGATCTCACTATGAAAGCTGGGTGCAGTCAATGATTAAATTAAATCGTGGACACGATAAGAATATCGTATTATCTAAAGAAGCTTTAAAAGAAATTCGTGGCTTATCAGCATACGAAATAGCTAAACAAGAAGGCTTTACTGGTACCGTCGATGAATGGTTAGCATCTCTTAAAGGTGCTAAAGGCGATAAGGGTGATACCTTTTCCTTATCAGATCTGACTCAAGATGAACTAGCTAAAATTAAAGGACCTCGTGGCGAAACTGGTTATACTGGTCCACAAGGCCCTCCTGGCGTACAAGGTCTTAAAGGCGATCGTGGTGAACCGGGACCAAAGGGCGATATCGGTCCTCAAGGCCCTAAAGGCGAACAAGGTATTCAAGGCGTACAAGGTCCTCGTGGTGAACAAGGACCTCGTGGCATTCAAGGTAAAGATGGTAAATCTTTTACGTTGAGTCATACGTACTCTACCGTAGAAAAAATGAATGCCGATGCCGACAATATCCTAGAAGATGAATTTGTCGCTATTACAGACGGTCATATCTTTATGAAGGATAATGGCGTTCTTATCGAGGTATTAAATATCCGTGGTCCACAAGGTATTCAAGGCGAACAAGGTATTCGTGGTGAAGTCGGACCTAAAGGTGAAGCTGGTCCACAAGGACAGACTGGTCCTAAAGGTGATCCACTTAAATTTACCGATTTAACAGAAGAACAGATTAATGCTCTCAAAGGTCCTAAAGGCGATCGTGGCGAAGCCGGTCCAGAAGGTCCTCGTGGTATTCAAGGTCCAGAAGGTCAACGTGGTCCTCAAGGTGAACGTGGTCCGATCGGTCCACAAGGTATCCCGGGTCTAACTGGTCCAGAAGGCCAAAAGGGCGATAAGGGCGAAACCGGTCCTATCGGTAGGGCTTTTACATATGCCGACTTCACTCCAGAACAGCTTAAAGGTTTAACCGGCCCTAAAGGTGATCGTGGTGAAAAGGGCGACCGTGGTGAAGGTTTCGATATCTTTAAGACGTATCCTTCTTTAACTGCTATGAATAATGATTTAAATAATATCCCGTTAAATAAATTAGTTATGATTAGCTCGACTACTAACGACGAAGATAACGCTAAAGTGTATATAAAAGAAGCTACCGGCCTCAAATTCTTTATCGACTTAAGTGGTGCTCAAGGTATCCAAGGTCCTGTTGGCCCTAAAGGCGATAAAGGCGATGCTTTCAAGTATACCGATTTTACAGCTGCTCAGTTACAAGGTCTCAAAGGTCCAAAAGGCGATACTGGTCTAACTGGTCCGCAAGGTCCTCGTGGTGAACAAGGTATTCAAGGGTTAACTGGTCCACAAGGCCCGATCGGTCGAGCTTTTACGTATAGCGATTTTACTCAACAACAGTTAGAAGCATTGCGCGGTCCACAAGGTATTCAAGGTGCTCAAGGTATTCAAGGTCAGAAGGGCGAAAAGGGTGAACGTGGCGATCAAGGTCTATCTCCTAATTTTACATTCTCTCTCGAAGAAAATGGCGATTTATTTGTCGACATTAACTACGGAGCTTCTCCAGCTACTCCGAACACTACATCTGCTGCTACTAAGACATACGATGTCGTATGGGGAATAGCTCAAGCTGGTGCTCCTGGTCCTATTCGTGGTTATCTCGAATATAGTGCATTAAGTGGCTTCGGTAAGCTTCATCTCGATATGAAAGTAACCGGAAATGGATCGGGCAATGGTGGCGTGTTATGTACGCTTCCTAACGATGCTCCTGTACCGACTCGTTTATTAGAAACTTCTGTCGATGCTAATAATAATAGTGTCTATATTGACCCTAATAGTCGTGAAGTTAAAGGCTGGGGTGTTGCCGGTAACAATAAACGTTACATTTTGGATATCGTAGGCTTTTGGAAGGAGATTTAAATAAATGGCAAGAATTAGATTAGGCAATCTTAAAGGTCCTAAAGGCGATAAAGGCGATCCAGGGCCTCGTGGTCCTCAAGGTATTCAAGGACCTCCTGGCACCGCTGAAAATATCGATTTAACTCCTTTCGTTAAGAAAACCGAGAATACGACTCTAACCGGCCAGTATACGTTTACTAATAATACGCCGATTAAGCTTAATGGCTACAACATTGTATCTGAAAATAATCGTATATTATTTAAAAATGCAGATAATAAGAATGTATTTGCTTTCGATGCCGATACGATTACTCATAACGATAAATCCTTGTTAACACAAGATAAAGCTAATACGTTATATGCTCCGATCGGCGACTATGCATTACGTTCTAGTTTATCCGATTATGCTAGTCGACAATACGTTAACTATGCCGTTAAGAACTTTATTACGACGGCTACTGCTGATAGTACGTATGCTAAGAAAACCGATTTAAATAGCTATGTAACATCTACTACAGCTGCTAGTACGTATTTGAGTAAAACAGATGCTTCTAATACATATGCTACTAAGGCTAACCTTAATAGCTACGTTACTACTAGCCAATATAATAACGATATGAATTCACTCTTAACTGCATTAAGAAACGTTAATAACTAAGGAGAATACTATGGCAATACAAGATTTAATTAATGAAGTAAATAGTATTCAGACTAAAAAACAAGCTATTAAAGAAGCTATCACGGCTAAAGGTGTTACCTCGGAAGGTAAATTAAGCAAATTTGCCGACGAGATTAAGCAGATTACCACTAGTGAACCAGACTGGTATATCGTTAATAAGTTCCGATACGATAACGGCAACGAAGCTCTATACGTTAGGACTAGCGATAAAAATGCCGCTAGTGCTGATAAATATCAGATGGTCGAAATCGGTGGCGGCGTTATGAAAAGCAACAGTATTAGCAATAGTTTTAATAATATTAATAGTAACGATTTTGGCATCACTAACGGAACTTACTTCCCTCGAGAAACAGCCTACCGTAGCTTTACGACAAAAAATAGCTCTAGTGTTGTATTCGACGGTCATAACGATAATCTTAAATTAAGCCTTCAAAACGGTAAAGATATTGTATTTAACGACGTTAATACTTATAACTGGCTAAAGGGCTATAGAAATCAATCTCTAGCCGACTTTAATACTCTTTATCTAAAATCTGACGGTATTAATAATACAGGAGTAGCTAAGACTTTAAAAGACTTTTTAGCCTCATCCAATGAAACAAGAATGTCGACACTAGGAAAATATGGACAAAACCCGTTATTGTTAATAGATTCATCTATTATGATTCAAGCGATGAATCTTAGAAAAATGCCTAAAACAGGCTTTATTTATTATTCTGATAAGACAGTCGATGCTATTTCTTTAAGTCCAGTATCTTATACAAATGCTAATAGTGATTTTACATTTTATGAAGATAAAGAAAAACTATATGGCAACTTGTCTCCAGGTAACTATATTCACTTATATATAAAAAATTCTCTCTCATTAATCGTATTCGTTAGTATAAACTTCGTTGTCGATAGTAATAATCAGAAACATAAAAACATCGAAGTATATATCTACGACGTCAATAGAGCATATGCCGCTGGAATAGACTTTTTCAAAATCATAGATAAGCCATTCGAACTGTATTTAACCTTCTCTGAGCGAGCACAACAACAATTAGAACAAGCTTCTAATATTAAAATCTTTAGAAGACAAGTATTAGCAGCTAACGGTACTCCAGAAGCGAAACCTATGTATTTAAATGGTTTAGATATGTTAGGCAATTTTCGTGGTGTTCGTGGAACATATGCTAATCATAGATACATAAATAATCTATTCTCCATAAAAAATGGCAGTAACGAAGCAAATTATAGAAATATTGATTATAGATATGCCCCATGGGGAAGCATATATTTAACTAAGCAATTAGGTGATGCTATTAAAGCTAATTCACCTATTAAGGCCTTCATTAGATTAAATAACGATACTAATAATATGACATTTGTCGAACTTGAAGAGACGCCAAATGATGGCAATTTTACTTTTAGGATTGGATATGACTGTTATGGCTTAAGTATTTACCAAAAAGGCGTTAATAACGATAATCGTGTTATCGCAGTATTTACTGATGAATCTGATGAAAGCAAATGCAAGATTTATCGACTCAAAAAAGCTGGTACAAGTCAGTACATCACAAATGACATGTTTGGCACAACAGAAATAGATAACCAACTCTTTATAACAGCTAACAAAGAAGCGATTGAACATATCAATAAAACACCGCTAACAACAGTGTGGTCTGAAATTCAAGATGTATTAGCTCATAAAAACGATTTTGAAGCCTATAGTGAAGAATAAGGAGACTTTATGACAAACGCAGAAATTATAACGGCTATAATTAGTGCGATCGGTTTAATATTCGTACTTCTTAAAGGTCTCCATGAACTTGAAGAAGATCGTGCTGAGCGTAAAGCTTTCGAGAAAAAAGCGACTGCTATTCTCGATAATATCGATGCACAATACCAAGAAATCCAAAAACAGATCGAGGCTTCGAGAGAAGATCGTCGAGCACTCGATCGTCGTATCTCGATAGTAGAGGAATCTGCTAAATTGAGTCATACGCGTATCGATAGTTTATCCGACAAACTCGAAGCCCTTCGAGACAGAATTAAATAGTTTAAATAAAGGAGCTCTTTACGGGGCTCCTTTTATAATACGAGGTTTACATGATTAATAACGATAAACTTCAGGCTATCGTCCAAATTCTGGCTGTCGGCGGTCTCGTTATAGCGTTAATTATGTCGATATTGTACGACAGAACAGAATTATCGACGAATATAGCTTCTGGTCTAGTCGGCTTCATAGGTGGAGCCGCTGTTATACGTAAAGGAGAAGACAAATGGCATTAGGCGATTTAAGTGCATCTTACGAATCTAACGGTAACCCTGGATGTGTATCCTCTGGGGCTGGTGATTTAGGCGGTATTAGTTACGGTGCGTATCAGTTAGCAAGCAACGCCGGCAGTGTCGATGCTTTTATTCAATGGGGCATCGATTATGGTGATTACTACCGAGATTATGCTAATAGTTTAAATCAGTACGACGTGAATAGTGATGCTTTTATCGATCAATGGAAGTCACTCGCAGAAGCCGATCCTCAAGGCTTCTTAAAGATGCAACACGATTATATTAAATCTGAGTACTATGATAAGGCATGTCGATATTTAGCTAACGAAGGTTTTCATGCCGATAACCATTCTAACGCTTTAAAAGACGTAATCTGGTCTAGAGCTGTACAATATGGCCCGGGCAATGTAGTCGATTTATTTAACGAGGCATTATCTTACGTACCTGGTTATACTTCTGAATGGAACTTATCCTGGGTTGATGCATTACGTTTCGATTATGACTTAATTGTCGGTATCTACGAGTCTAATAAAAGTGACGAATGGATTAGCCCTCGATTAAGCTACGATGTACGTCAAGGTGTTTATGATCGCATGGATAACGAAAAACAAGAAGCATTAGCTATGTTTATGAAGGAGATTTAAATAATGAATGATTTAAGTAAAAAGATTGTTAACGATGCGGTCGAATTAGCGAAAGTAAATGCTGTAAACGTATTAAAAGGTCTTAAATTCGACGATATTCAGTCTTTGGTCGAAGCAGAAATGGCTAGTATTATTAAGCCTTTAGAAGACGAAATTAAAACGACTTCTTCTTATTGGGTTAAGATTCGTAACCGTATCTATATCACAGTGCTAAACAATAGTATTAATAGTATCGTTAATAGTATTCAAAAGAAAATCAGAGAACTATAATTAAATTAGGCCCTGGCTCAATAGCCGGGGCTTTTCTTTTTGTCTTCATTGTGCTATCATGAAGTTAATATGAAATTGTGTTGTAGTTTATAGGGAGTAAGAAAATGTATATTTCAGAATCTTTTTTGGAAGGCTTTATTGTAATTGTTGTAATGATCGTTCTTTTAATATGGGCGATAAGAAAATCTAACAAGAGTGATATGAAACATAATAAACCTAAGTCCGAAACACCAAAATATGCAAGTGAGGATAAAGAGCCATCAGATCTAAAATATGATAATGAAGTCTATATATCTTTTAAAAATAAAATTCAGAAAGCTTATGAAATTTATGATAAAACTGGACTTAAAATAGCATGGTGTTCAGATAATGAAGGTTTCATTATATTGGAAGCCGATTCTGCATCAGTTGGTAGCACAATATATAATGTTGAAGTTCATTATGACGATCAAAATACTTTTAAATTAAATGATCCATTTTTTATAGTTGTGTCATTCGGTATTCTTTTTGATAGATGCAATTATGATAGCTACGAAGAGAAAGCCGTGTATTTAAATAAAGAAACAAAAAAGCGTGGAATTTTTTATGCTGTAGACACCATGGGTTTTAGCTTAGGAGTGTATTATTGTCATATTGTGGTAACCAATAATAATAATTTGTGTAAAAGGACGAAAGAATTAGGTGAAGCTGAATTATTTAGACGATTAATGTGCGAGGCGAGAGAATACTATTATGAAGGGGAAGAAATTTATTGCAATAAATTATCAAGAGATGCAGTAAAAAACTTCTCTAATTAGTTTCCCCTTACGTTTCCCCTTGAGGGCAGCTAGTCATAAAATAACATATATTTAGTGGATTTATTAGGTCTTATCCTGTTATCTCCGCCAC